CTCACAACAGCAGAACGCTTTTGCGATTCTGTCATTCGGGCGGCTTTTGCAGCAGGGACGCATTTGGGGTATTTTCTTTTTGATCCACTTGCAGATTTTCTTCCACATTCTTTGTATCCTCCTCCTTTTTTAGGTGCTCCAATATCCACCCATTTTTCGGAAAACCATTTTTTAAGTCCTCCTCTTTTCATTCCTGCTGGAACACAATTGGGAACGATACGATCCCCTTTTTTCTTCATGCCCTTTTGGACATAACCTTCCCAGCAAGTACCTCGTTCACTCATTTTAATAAATCACCATAGTAGTTAACTAAGCTCTCGTTTGACATTTTAATGCCTGCTGAGTCATGCTTAATAAACTTACCTTGATATGCTTTGATTGAATCTAATGTTTTTGCTTGTTGTTTATGTAAACCTGATGCTTTATGTAAAGCTTTAGCTACTTTTTGAATTTTTATTTCTGCGCCTTTGTTTGCTTTTTTTGGACCCCAATCTTTTCTTTTTGTACCTGATGGATCTTTGATTTTACCTGCACAAATTTTACTAGCGTATGCATTAGCATATGCACTGGGATATACTTTGAATTTTCTTTTGGCTGCAGCCTTGCCTCTAGCACATAGTTTTGTCATCGTGTTTTAGCCTCTTTCGGTTGTACAACTTTTTAGATTGTATCACTTTAGGGCTAAACAGTAAATGTCCTAGCGAGAGGATTCTTTTTATTGGATTTTTTGGCGTAAACTTTTTCTTTTTTCTTTTTCTTTTCATCTTTGGCACCACGTAATTTGCCATCTATTTGTTGTGTCATTTGTGATCTACTTATTGTCATACTACATCCTTTGCACTTCCTATTATTGGTCTATATTTAGTTTTTCCTTCAGATTTGTAAGCGTGTAAATACGATGCTCTTGGTGTTCCTTCAATCCAACTTGCATGGATCCATCCGCTATTTGGTTCACCGGGAGTGTAGAACTCCAAGATCAATTGATCTGGTGAAAGATTGTTTTTTATCCAATCAAAAAGTTCAGCATTATCTGTTCCTATCACTTCGAAATCCGCCGCCTCAGCTTTTGCATGCTGGCTGTTTACTGAGCTGCCGATGGCAGTGCACAGCTCAGGGCTACGAAAGCCCGATGTCACTTTTACCCTGCCGAAATGATCCCGCACGGGTTGCAAAATATTTTCACATAATGCTTTTAATTTTTCTATCTGCTCTGCGTTAGGATTATTGTTAATTCCCTTACGGATTGCTGTGTCTGATTTAGTTAATTCTGAGAGTGTAAAATTTCGTGAAAGATTCATAAACCTCCTATTCTATAATTAATTTTTTTATTGATTTTGAGCCATCGATGTTGTCTTCTAATTCAGCATTACCCTTCCAACATTTATACATGACATTTTCTGAAAATTGTCTTTCAGCATGACGCTTACCACGTAAACATTGTGCCATGCCTTCAGTCTGCAAACGCGCCTCTTTGATTTCTGCGTTTACAAACATAAGTAGGGCTACCACAGACTCAATCATACTATTTTACCTTTGTTTTCACCTTCTTTAATAACATACTTTTGTGTACCATTCTTACCATGTTCGACAGATTTTTTTAAATCTTTTACATAACTCATTTGTTTAGCTTCTTTGTTTATGTGAGCTATGTAGTCTAAAATTTTTTTAGTTATACGTCCCGTTGCCATTTGTATATTTCATCTCTCTGTTTGCATCTTTTAATTTTTCGATATCAATCAAAACCTTATCCATTTGCTTTCTTAAAAACTCGATGTTTACTTTATTTAAAGCCATTGACTCGATATGTGCATTTAACTTATCGGTAGTCTTATAAAGATCTTCGATCATCATGAACTGCTCAGAATCAGCGGGTAATGAACCTAGTTGTCCACGCGGCCATTTAATTCTAAAATCTGTATTCTCCGTTAAATCTTTTTCCATCAGCTCTAATCTTGTGCTGTGCTGGTTAAGACGCTCTACCATATTGAAATAGCCCATGGTGCCGAGGGCGACGATTACGATCAAACTAGCAACCGTCTTCATAGGCATCTGCACGGCAGCCGATTCAGATATTGTTAAAGGTTTCTTAGTCATCTTTTTTTTCTATATTATAGAACATTTTGTCCGAATCTTCACTAATGTATCCTTTATTCTCGACATTCCATACTGTAGTTTGGACTTTATAGTCAGGCCAGCTGTTATCAGTAGTATAGCTACCAACGTTCCACAGAATACGATTATTAGGCTGAGCTGCAAAATTGCCGTTATCAAGAGCCAATACATGTGCACACTTATGCTCATCAGGGATTTCAGAATGTTCGACGTCCAAGATATTAGACTCTGGGTGTGCCCAATCAATTGTGAAAAGATATTCTCCTGCATAAAATTTTTTGTCTAATCCTAGGTATCTGCCTTTTTCGCCTAAAAGATAATCAATAGTACTAACACTAGGATAATAACTAAAACTATTCCACAGTTCCAATTCATGCGGTTGCATATCCGGGACAGAGGTTCTGTCAAACGATTTTTGGAAAAAAGCACTGATAGGTAGTCTCCAAAAACACGCACCGTTTGGTAACATGATGTTAAATAAGATTGCACGACCAGGTATGCTTGTGATAGCCATGACCACGCAGTCTTCAGTTTCGCCTTGATGTTGTTTGAGATCATAAAGATACTCCTTTCTTAGTTTACAATAAATCGGAGGAATGTTTGCGTTCAGGTACGACATTTTTATATTTTTCTTTCCAATATTTTTCTCTTTCTAATAGTCTAATTTTATATTCTATTTTATCAATACCCAAAATTTTTTTAATCCAACTTAACATTTCCATCTTCTTCTTGCTGCACATATTCTCTTTTCAGGAGTCTTGCTACAATTAATATTGTGCATTCTCATCTGACCTTTTGATCTTCTACAATAAGAAGCTCTTCTTTTTGCAGCTTTTGAACCCTTCTTAACTTTTCCTGTTACTGCTGTCTTAAGTTTAGAACCAGGATTCATTCGTCTATACGCACGAACTCCTGCAGCAGTCATACCTGCACCTGATTTTGTTGATCTAAAGTTTCTTTTGTTTCTAGCAGGCATCCCGCCTTTTGCGAAACCATCGATCTCTATACCTAAGTCAGCATAGTAATCCATTATTGCCCTATGTTGTTAATCCAGGTCCTGAATATTTATCTGTTAACAAAGTATAAGCAGTTACTTTAGTTTTTGTTTTACAAAAAATTCCTTTTGGAAAAAGAATTCCATCTTCAGGAAAGTTAAAGTTAATAACATCTCCAGATGGCACATCACCTTGAAACAAAGTTGTTCCAGAGTTTGATGTAGTTGTAAGTTCTAAAGTTCCAGCCCCTGTTCCATCAGAAGCAATTATAATACCTCTAAGTCTTACAGGTTGCTCAATGATAGCTGAAGCTCCCGCCGCAGCAGTAGATCTTGTTGCTTGTATATCACTTTTAAAACTCATGTGTTCTCCTAGTTTGTGGCTCCCGAAGGAGCCACTATTAATTTATTACGCTATTGTTGCGCCGTTGTTTCCTACAACAACCCAACCTGCTGTACCATAAACAAGAACCACACCATCTCCAACATCATTGAAAGTGATTGTAGTACCACCTGCAAGAGTTGTTGGTGTAAGAGTTCCATCTCCACCATCAACAATCATTGTGATGATTTTAACTTGACCTGCTGTACCATTTGCAAGTGTTAATGCATCTGCACCAGTTGTAGTAACCTCAGTGATTAGGTCTGTAAGGTTTACAGCTCCTGCTCCACTTAAAGATTGTACGGAACCAGTGATAATATTGCTGTAAGAAGTTCCTACAGTAATTGCACCTGTTGTTGCGTTTTTTGAAATTGATTCAAAACCGTTTTCTGATCGTACCGGTCCTGAAAAAGTTGTATTTGCCATAATATTCTCCTTTGTATAGCTTTGATTATGTCGTCTCTATACCGTCTGCCTAGTCAGTCGACATAATAGTTTATCTAGGATGTTTAGATTATATATAAAAAAAGGGGCAGAGTAAACTCCGCCCCTTTTAGATAGTTAAGTAATTACGAATTACGCAGCACCTGGAGATCCGAAGATTCCTCTAGGGTCAGACCAACCGAAGCTGTATCTTTCTCTAGCTTTAAATCTTACGTTTCCAGTGTCGAAATCACCTTCAATCGCAGTTTTAATTGGCGATCTTACAAAGTGTTTCAAACCATTAGGCGCATCAGTCATAATGAAGAATGCATCAGTGTCAGTTAAGAAGTGATTTACTCTATAACCTTCTGGAATCATTCCCATGTTTGCCATTGCGTTAATGTCGTTATCTGCAGTTCCAACTCTTTGAGGAGATTTCATAATTCTTTCAGCAGTAAATTGTAATTCTTTTGGAATTATTAATTTTCTACCTTGAAGAGCTATTTTTAGTCCTCTTTCGTCTACGAACGCTGCAATGTCAATTAACGATTGCTCTAGTGAAGTTTCTGATAAGTCAGAAGCTGTAGATAATTCATTTCTGAATGTTCCACCACTTGCTAGAGGGTGATCAGTAGTCATAAGTGCTTTTCCGTCACCACCATTGTATGAACCACCAGTGTCAAAACCGTTGTTCAAAATGTTCGCTGCAGTTATTTGTTTAGATTGCGCCATTGATCTTGCAAGAGCTCTTGTGTATCTGCCTGCTAATCTGTCGTATAAGTTATCTTCGATTGCCTCTTCTGTGATAGCAAATGCTAACGCCACAGTGTTGTGAGTAAATCTTGAAGTGTATACTTCAGAAGCTTGGTCAAAAGTGACCATAGCACCTTCAGCTTTATTTGCTGCTGTGCCAAAGCCAGATAACATTACTTCTTCTTCAAACGCTCTGTCTGAAGTTTCAGTATTGAATCTCTCTGCATGCTCGTTGTCGTATATGTTGTATTCCAGGCCAAACAGTGCGTTT